TGATAAAATAAAATTAAATGAAGATATATCATTATTAGTTGAAATTATATTACCAGAAAATAATGATATACAAATTGAATATTTATGGAATCGCATAGAAGAAGAATTAAGAATTAAAATTAGCCATTTATATCATATAAAAAATAATTTAAAAAAAAGAAAACAACAAGAAATGGAAGATTTGGAAAATCAAATTAAAGAAATTAAAAAACAATCGTTAATTAACAATTTGAAACAACAAGGAAAAAGAAAAAAACAAATAGTTAAACAAAATGATGATTTAATATCACTTGTTTAATTTTTTTATTTTAAAAATAATAATTATTTTAAGATTTTTCTGATTTACTTGATGATAATTTTTTCATTTTAAAATTTTCTGAATTATTTAAAGATACTGATTTAGATTCACTTGATGATGAATTTTTTATTTTAAAATATTTTTTAATCTTTGTTTTTAAATCTTCTAAATTTTTTGAAACAATAAATGTTACATTTCTATAAACATCACTTTCATTATCTTCACTATAATCAAATATTAAATATTCAGTATTAAGTATTCTATTATCAAATTTATTTTTATATTTTTCATTTATATCAACTTTGTAAATAAAATATCTGCGAACATTTGAAAATTTATATTTTGTCAATTTAAATAATTTATTTGGAAAATGTTCTAATACTAAAATAATAATATTATATATTATTCTATAATCTTTTTGATTTATTGTTTTTAATCTCATAGTATCATCATTATTTTGTTTAAATAAATCAAATACTACATTTCTATTATAATATATTGCTTTATTTATTGAAATTATAAATCTTTTAATTATATATAATAACTTTTTTTTAATTTGTTCATAATTATGTTCTGTTTTAAATATTTTTCTTAATTCTAAATTAATAGAATCTTCTAAATCTGTTATTAATTTTCTCAAAATTAAATTTACTTTGCTTTGTTGTTTAGTTATAAATTTTTCTTCTTCATTATCTAAAGCTCTTATAATAATATTTAGAATATTATTTAGAATTAGATTTAGATTTAGATATTTGATCTAATGAATCATATTTAAGTTCTTGTATAAAAACCATTTTTTTTAAATTAGTTTTATCAATATTATGATATATTGTAAAACTAATTTCATTAGACGAAGAATCACTTTTTTGTCTAAATAGATTATAATATATTCAATTTTACCAGTAGCAAGAGTTGTTATTTTCATCATAACATAAAATTTATTTTTACCAAATCCTTGTTTTTTAATTGAATATTGAGGATAAAAATGTTTTAATAATTCTAAAATAAAATCACATATTTTTTTACACCTTTGGACATTTAAAACGCTGATTTTTAGTCTTTATAATTCTTGTATTTTCTTATTTTATTTTTCTTAATATAATCTTTTTGTCTATTGTATGTTCCATTTAATATTTTCTTATAATATTCTTTTGGTATTGTTTTTATTACTTCTTTTATATTATTATTTAATTCATCATACATTAAACCTTGTTTCTTTTGTAATTTTGATTTTAGAAGACTAAAAAACATTTCTATACTATTTGTATAATGTTGATATGGTACTGAATAAATCAGTTTATTATTTTTATTTATTAGTTCTTTATCTCTTTCATTTCTATGAGAACTTGCATTATCTAAAATTATAACCTTATTTTTATATTTACTTGTAATAAACTATTCTAAAAATGCTAATAATCTATCACCATCAATACCACCTTTATTGTACAATTCGTATCCTTCTACACCATTTATGGAAATAGCAAAAACACCTGTATATTTTTTGAAAACTTCTTGTGAATTAGTTTTAATTACACATCTTTTACCTACTTCGTTATAGCAATGATGTCTTAATTGTAATGAGTTTATACTTGTCTCATCTATACAAATAATATCATCAATATTATATTTTTTAATTTCATTGTAAAACTCTTTTATTTTTTCATTAATGTTAATATCCTTACCAAATCGTTTAATAGGTTCATGTCTAATTTTAGTTAATTTTAATGATATATAATTTTCTTTAATTATTCTACTAATATGTCTTCTTGTTATATTTAATATAGGATACTTATTTTTTAATTTTGTTAATAATTCTTGTATAGTAATTGTTTTATTCTTATTGATTTCATCTAATATAAATCTAATATGTATCTTTTTAACTTTATAACTTATAGCATTTCTATTATGTCTTTTTATGGATTGTTCTAATTTATACCTTTTAACCCATCTCATAAGACTTCTTGGAGAACATTTGAATAAATTACAAGTATCTATCTGATTATCTTTATTATTTAAATAATGCTGAACTGCTAATAGTTTATAGTCTTCGCTTTTATGTTTAGGCATAAAAATATTTAAAGTTATGTACTATATAATATAATGATAAAGTATTATAATGTCTGATGAATTAAATTATACAAAAATTATAGAAGAGAATGAAAGTTTAAAGAAAAAAGTAGAAGAATTAGAGGAAAAATTAAAAACATATACAAATAATCATAGACATAAAAAATATTATGAGAAAAATAAGGATATAATAAAGGAAAAAGCAAAAGAGTATAATCAAAAAGTTAAATCTGAAAATCCTGAAAAACTAAAAGAGTGGCGTCATACAGCATATATAAATAGAAAAAGTAAATTAGAGAAAAGTTAATAGTGATATTTTATAAACTTTCTTTGAATTGTTTTTACAGCATTATTTATTTTTTTCCATTTATTTTCCCAAATAACTTCTAAATTATAACCCAATTCTTTTATTTTTTTTTCTTTAATTAAAGTTTTATCATATAATTCTTTATAAGTTAAATTAATAATTTTATTAATGTCATCATGATTATAAATTTCAGGATTACCATGCCAATAATCACCGTGAAATTCATAAATAGTATTTGTTTCTTTACAATATCCATCTGCTTTATATCTTGTTGTTGGTATTAAAAATTCTCCATCATTTAAGGCATGTTGAATATAGATATTATAAAATTTAGAAATAAAATTTAACCATAAAATTGATGGTTTAGAATAACCATTATTACTACATTTAGGACAACCTATACATGAATTATAATGTGCTAATGGTGTTTTTGTAAATTCACCATGTTCTTTGCAAATAATTATTATTTTTGTATTAGCATTTATATAATTTACTTTTGAATAATCATATTTATCACCATGAACTAATTTTGCTTTTTCTATAAATTCTTCTAATGTCATTTTTCTTTTTTCAGCACCATTAATATGACTACATTTAAAACAACAACGACCTGCTAAATGACTATTTGGAACTTGTTTAAAATCTCCATGTATTTTACAAGTGATTATAACTTTTGTATCAGTATTTATATATTCAACATTAGAATAATCATATTTATCACCATGAACTAATTTTGCTTTTTCTATAAATTCTTCTAATGTTTTTGTTCTTTTTTCAGCACTATTAATACGACTACAATTAATACAACCTTGTCCAATTAAATGACAGTGTGGTTCTTGTTGAAAATCTCCATGTTCTTTACAAATAATTATAACTTTTGTTTTTCTTGATTTATATTCTACTTTTGAATAATCATATTTATTACCATGAACTAATGTTGCTTTGTTTATAAATTCTTCTAATGTTTTCCTATTTTTATTTGATGATAATATAATTCCACATTTATAACATCCTTGACCTACTAAATGTCTATTTGGTGTTTGTTCAAAATTTCCATGTATTTTGCAAGTAATTATAACTTTTATATCAGTTGATTTATATTCAACATTAGAATAATCATATTTATCACCATGAACTAATTTTGCTTTTTCTATAAATTCTTCTAATGTTTTTCTGTGTTTATTACTTCTCATAATTATACCACATTTAATACAACCATGACCAATTAAATGTGAACATGGTTTTTCTTCAAATTCACCATGTTCTTTACAAATAATAATTATTTTTGTATTAGCATTTATATAATTTACTTTTGAATAATCATATTTATCTCCATGAATTTTTATTACTTCTTGTATAAATTCTAAATTAGTTTTATTTTGACCAGCACATTTGGGACATCCTTGCTTTGAATTAATATGATTTGCTGGACGCTGTAAAAAATCACCATGAATTTTACAAGTAATAATAACATTTTCATTACTATATTTATAATTTACTTTGGAATACTCGTATTTATCTCCATGAATTAATTTTGCATTTTCTATAAATTCATCAGTTGTTGGTATATAAAATCCAGAACATTTTTTACAACCTTGTTTAGAATTTGTATGTTTTGATGGTGTTTTATAAAATTCTCCATGCTCTTTACAAATAATTATTACTTTTGTATTAGCATTTTTATAATCAACTTTAGAATAATCATATTTATCTCCATAAATTATTTTTGCTTTTTTTATAAATTCTTCTATCATAATAAATAAATATTTATAATAATATTATTATATATTATTTTTTAAATATTCAGTATAAAACTATTTAAAGATTATTTATTTTATATATTATATGTCTAAAAAGAAAAGGAAAAAGGATGATATACTTGTTGAAGATGTTTCTCAAACATTTGATTATATGAAGACTATAAAAACTAACATATCAAAAATTATTAAAGATGAAAGTTTTATAGATATTATCAATAATCTTGTTATTAGGACTAATAAGATTGTTATACACACTTGTCAGTTTATTAAACTATATTGTATTTATCTTTATGATAATGATTTAGATTTACCTATTATAAATAAGCAATTTATATCTGATGTATTCAAAGTTATTACTATTAGAAATGATAAAAGAGGTAGTACATCAGAAAATAAATATAGTGATAAATTAAAAAGAATACAAGAATTCTATAATAATGTTTATAAACTTACTATTTATGATAATGAAACAATTTTATATGATAAACTTTCTTATATTTTACCTTATGAAGCAATTGATATAGAGAAGAATATAACTACTAATATTAAGGAACATTTTATTAGTCATTTATATAGATTTGTAAATGTATCATTCAACTTGCAACAACATAAGGATGTAATTAAACAAATTAAGAATAAAGAAATTAGAAAAGAAAAATATAAAGAACTTACTGATGAATTTAATAAAGTTAAATATGACTTATTATCATTATCAAAAGAGTTTAAATCTGATAGTAAATATCATAATTGGATTATAGAACAAAGAAAATACATTTTACCTAATAAACAAGTTTTTGATAAAGATAATATTCATTATGATTTATGTTCTAATACTTATGATTATCTAAAACCATATATTTACATAAACAAACAATTAGAGAACTTTGATGATGAAAATATTAAATTGTTTAATGTATTACCATTAAGAAGTAATATTGTACCTAAACATATTTGTATAGATACTTGTGGATTGATTTCCAACTTTTTAGGAGATGAAAGCACTACATCACATTACAAAAATTACAAGAAGACTGATAATCAATATAAATTATGGGATAGATTATTTGATATGAAAGATAAGATTTTCAAAAAGAAACATTATACATTTAATTATATGATTAAAACTGATGGTATATCTATTAGTATCTTATTTATAAGATTAGATGAAAATAATAAACCATTTAAGTTTAATCCATATCAAACACAAGCAGAAGAAAACATTAAATATATTGAAAAAGAGACTATAACAGATGAATTAAAAAACAAGAAAATTGTATGTATTGACCCTAATTATAGTGATTTAATTTATTGTGGAAGTAAAGATGATAATGATGTATTACAAACATTTAGATATACTCAAAATCAAAGAAGAATGGAAACAAAAGTAAAGAAGCATAGTAAAATAATGAATGATATAAATCATCACACTATAATTGATGGTAAAAATGTTAAAGAATTAGAAACAATTTTAAGTTCTTATAATAAAAAGACTTGTAATTATAATAAGTTTATAAATTACATAACACAAAAAAATAAGTTAAATAGTTTATTATATAATCATTATCAAAAGGTTTTATTTAGAAAGTTAAAACTAAATAGATATATAAATACTCAAAAAAGTGAAAGTAAAATGATAAAAAACTTTAATAATAAATTTGGAGAACCTAAAAATACATTATGTATAATGGGAGATTTTGATAAAAGTAATAATCATATGAAAGGTAAAGAACCTGTTATTTGTAGAAAGTTTAGAAAATTATTTAAAAATGCAGGTTATAAGATCTATTTAATTAATGAGTTTAGAACATCTAAACTTTGTAATTGTTGTCATCACGAAATAGAACCTTTTTTAACAAGAGTAAGTCATAAACCAAATGACATTAAGACTTGTAAAAAAATAACTATTAATGGATTACTTTCTCATCAAGAGGATAAGCAAGAATGCAAGATAATTCATAATA